CACGAAGAAGATGAAATTCCGCAAAGCGCCCAAATCAAAAAAACACAGGAAAACAAAACGGAAAGGGAAATAATCATCACCCCCCCTCTCCTAGAGTATCCCTCATTATTTCTCTCTATACAAAGTATAGCATGAAATCGAATCGTATGAAATACGGACAGGGTGTCGTTATGATACTTGTCGTCGTGCTAGTCTTGGTAGCAATGCGTTGGTTCTATCTTCATATGCCTCGCACAGCGATAGATGTGGAGGAATCCTTGTTACGTAAAGTGGTCAAGCCGGGAAAATATGTAGGTGAAGCCACATATAGTCCAACGCCCCTTTATCCCAATGGTTTAGTCACATCTAACGTTTTAGAGATTACAGAAAACGCAGATGAGAAAAACATCCAATACACAAATGAATTGGTGGCACGTGATCGAAAAACCGACGAGATTCATTATAAAATGGTCCGAAAAGGAAAATATTTTCAAAAACCAAGTCACGGTACCAATCTATTCAATACTTCCGAGTCATACATAGACGGACGGGTTGTCTCTACTAGTCACGGATATGCGACTGCGAAAACCGATAATTCAATTGATTTTACAGTGAATTCGGCATGGCATGTTATCGATGATGAATATACAAATGCAAAGAAGGATTTGAGAAGAGAGGGTGATGTGCTTTATGGAGATTTTACACACCCCACCTTTTTCGGAGGAAGTGCATTGACCTTTATGGAGAAGTATACGATGATAAAGGGATAAAGGGAACCATTGGTTCCCTTTAAAACCCTCCTTTATGTGAAGGGGGGGGGTAAGGGAATGATCGAAAGATGGGCGTGAGGGAATGATCGAAGGATGGGTTTTAGTTTATACGATTTGTATAATTTCAAATCGTATATAAATAATGCCAGCTCAAGAAACACTCACTTCGGAAGTTCCATCATCATTAAATCCGAAACAGATTCAGGTGATGGCCTTTTTAGCAAATGCCTTGGAAAAAGGTTGGACGGTGAAAAAGCGCGATAGCGAATACATATTTTCCAAAAAGCATGAGGGAAAAAGGGAAGTCTTCCAAGAAAATTATTTAGAAACATTTATTCATTCGAATTTGGATATGGATATTCTCAAAAAGGAATGAATATAGGTTGTAAATATATATATGGGTCTATTTAGGAAAAAGACTAATACTCGCAAAAAACGCAATGGAGTTACTCGCAAAAAACGCAATGGAGTTACTCGCAAAAAAACAAGATCCTCACGAAAAAGACGTGGTGGAGAATCTTCTATGAAAGGGACTCCGTCCCTGAGTGATTCAATGAAGAGAACGTTTCCAATGGTGACTAAGTTTCCGTCATGTCAAAGATGTATGGATGCGATGGATAGTGTGAAGACAGTTTCACCATCTAAAAATGCGAATACAGTTTCACTATCTAATCAACCGTATCAATGGACGGATGCTGATATATACAATTTAGGAGAGCCCAATTCTAATTCAAACTCGCATAATAGTGATAACTTATCCCCACTTGATAAATCACTTGATTTCAAACTAATAAAACATTATTCATCGACGAATATAGGACAGAATCCAAACAATCCTTATAGAAAAGGAGGTCCGGGTCCTAATAAAGTTTAGCGGCAAATGATTGTAAAATTGAAGACCAGTCATATTTTTCATTTAATATTTGGCGACTAAGTATTCCATGATTTTCTCTTAATGATGGATTATCGTAATATTGTATCAATGCATTTGTAAAATCAAGTGTAGAACAAATCTCCAAATATCCCCCATGATAATCGAGGCTATTTGGGACATAAATTTCGGAAATAGGTTGTATTGGCATAGAAAAATCCGGATTGAAAATATCACTTAATCCCCCAACATTACTAATAATTTGGGGTTTTCCGAGAGAGCCGTGCTCTAGATTGCATAACCCAAACCCTTCTCCCATGCATGTATTCATACCAATATCGCAGGCATTATATAAATAATTTAGTAATTCATCTGTCATGGATGCGTCTTTTGGGTAACGATAAAAATGATGATTTACCACAGTATCATAGGGTATTTGATGTTTAATGCATGAAATTTTGATTAAATTTTGGATATTGTATCCGGGTTGGGTTGGGCCTTCATGGAGATTCATATTCAAAAACATTTTGATTTTCGGATTCATCTGTTTCCTTTTTAAAAAAAGGACAAATGCGTCGATAGTTTTATCAATACATTTTCGATAATTATTTCGATTTGAATTCAAGACAATAAAATCATCCCTTCCTAAATTTAATTTTTCGCGTGCAATATGTTTTTCGACGGGGAAAAAAATGGTTTTGTCTATTCCGTGGTATAAAAAATCGATTTTATTTTCGGACACACCCATCTCCATTAAATTCTGTTTCCAACATTCGCTAAAAACGAGTATTTTATCAGAAAATCGGTTAACATGCTCTATTAAATCTATTTTTTCATAACGATAAACCAAATCTAAATACACTATTAATTTAAAATTTTTTTGAATATTTAGTTTCGTGAAATTATTAAATATACGACTGATAACAATAATATCGTTATAAATCAATACCATATCGGGTTTTACCTGTTGAATATATTTACATATGACGTTGACGCCATAAAGTTCGTTACCGATTTCTTCTTTTGCCGCATCGATTAAGGTAATATTGGGGTGAATATTGCGAGAACAGTTTTCGATATTGTTAAAATTGGAAATGCCAATGTAATAAATATCGTGACCCAGTTCGGCAAGAAAGTTGGATAAAATGTTTGCGATTCGAGAATAACCGATACCTAAATCGGGATAAGATGCAAAGAAAATGATTTTCATATGGATCCGAGTCGTCTTTATAGAGATAAATAGGACAACTTTAAGTGGTTTCGAGTCGAATCGACGTTTCAAATATGTTTTTCCCGAAAACGATAGAATCAAAATATTGGTATCAGTAGCATAATGCTAAGGAATCCAATATTTTGATTAACAAAACCCAAAAAACGCCTAAAGAATTCAGACCGTTTCCCAAAATAAAGAAGCTGCCGGTATTTATTTAGCCAAAGTTTGAATGGCATTTTCAAAACCGCCAAAATAATCGTTGATGGATTCTTTAGGCATTTTGTTTTTTTCTATCTATAATGCCTTGTGCGATTATTTCTGTAAATATGCAGTGTTTTTGTGTATAAACCCGTGAATTTATGCATACAACGTGCTGTATAAACGGTTTGCGTAAATTATCCCGTAAAAAGTGGATAAAAAATGCATTTCTCTGAAATTATTTTCTAAGAGTAACATATAAAATGGCTGGAGCACTCATGCAACTCGTCGCCTACGGCGCACAAGACGTTTTCCTTACCGGAACACCCGAGATTACTTTCTGGAAGGTGTCTTACAGACGCCACACCAACTTTGCTATGGAGTCCATCGAGCAGACCTTCTCCGGTCAAGCCGATTTTGGTCGCCGCGTGACATGTACCATCAGTCGCAATGGTGATTTGTGTTACCGCACTTATCTCCAAGTCACTCTTCCTGAGATCAACCAGTCCATGAAGGGTACCACTGGCGATGTCTATGCTCGCTGGTTAGATTTCCCCGGAGAGCAGCTCATCGCTCAGGTTGAGGTTGAGATTGGAGGTCAACGCATTGACCGTCAATACGGTGACTGGATGCACATCTGGAACCAACTTACCATGCCTGCCGATCAACTTCGCGGTTACTTCCAGATGGTTGGTAACACCACCCAACTTACCTACATCACCGATCCTTCTTTCGCTGATATCAGTGGACCTTGTGCCGCTGCTGGTGGACCTACCCAGGTCTGTGCCCCTCGCAAGGCCCTTCCTGAGACCACCCTTTACGTTCCCCTTCTTTTCTGGTTTTGCCGCAACCCCGGACTTGCTCTTCCTTTGATCGCCCTTCAATACCACGAGGTCAAGATCAACATTGATTTCCGTCCTATTGGTGAGTGCTTGTGGGCTGTCAAGACCCTTGACTGCACTTCCGGTCCTCAATCCGTTTCTGCTGCTTACCAACAGTCCCTTGTTGCCGCTTCTCTTTACATCGACTATGTCTTCCTTGACACTGACGAGCGTAGAAAGATGGCCCAGAACCCCCATGAGTACCTCATCGAGCAACTTCAGTTCACAGGTGACGAGTCTGTCGGTTCCTCTTCCAACAAGATCAAGCTCAATTTCAACCACCCCTGTAAGGAGCTTATCTGGGTCGTCCAACCTGATGCTAACGTAGATTACTGTGCTTCCCTCGAGTGCGGTCAAACTCTTTACAAGACCCTTGGCGCCCAACCTTTCAACTACACTGATGCCATTGATGCTCTTCCCAACGCCGTTCACGCTTTCGGTGGACCCGAACAGACCTCTGGTTCTGATGCCTTCATCACCAGTGCCGGTCTCTTCCAAGATCCTGGAGCTGCTGGAGGTGCCGACGGAACTGGTATCAACTACGCCGGAACTTTCGCTCCTGCCACTGGCCCTAACGGTGCCGGTGTCGATGAGGGTTCCTTCGTCTCTGATGCCGGTACATTCGTCCTTTCCGAGACTGCTCTCGATATGCATTGCTGGGGTGAGAACCCTGTCGTCACTGCCAAGCTTCAGCTTAACGGCCAAGACCGTTTCTCTGAGCGTGAGGGTACTTACTTTGACGTCGTCCAACCTTTCCAACACCACACACGTACCCCCGATGCCGGTATCAATGTGTACTCCTTCGCCCTTCGCCCTGAGGAACACCAACCTTCTGGCAGCTGTAACTTCTCCAGAATCGACAATGCTACCCTTCAGCTTGTCCTTTCCAGCGCCACTGTCGGTGGTACTGCCACTGCTAAGGTCCGTGTCTATGCTACCAATTATAATGTTTTAAGAGTCATGTCCGGGATGGCAGGAGTAGCTTATTCAAATTAATTTGACTGCATATTGCAGTATATAAAATATAAAAAAGGGTTTTACCCATAAAAACAAAATAAAATATAAAAAGGGGTTCGCCCACAAAACCAAATAAAAATTATGTAATTTTCGAATTACATAATTCCGTTATTAATAAAATAATTCCACTGTTTCTATCGTTATATCGGGAATATTACTTATCCAATATTCCACCTGTTGAAACAATGCGTTTATTCTATCTTCCCATTCTTCCTTTTTCGCATTACGTTCTTCCAGTTCCTTAATTCTAGCATCTTTATCCATTGTTATACTGTATAGTGAAAAATGTTTAAATAATTTGTATAACTATACTATACGCCCAAAGATGAATTCGTATCAACTCAATCATACATTTGATTATGTGAATATCGCAAAAAAACAAGAGGAATGGAGAAGAAAACAGTTCAGTATATTTTATGGTTCAGGAAGACCTATATTTAACATTTGCGAAGAAACAGAACATTTACGATTTCACCGAAGTCCGGCCCATACAAAAGATGCGAACATTCGCACATACATAGGTAAAGAAACAAATAAGTCATATAAAATTGAATGATTTTTTGCACGTAATTGATTTTATACAAACACTTTATAGTAAGAATGGACGCAGCACAACAGTACATCAAACATCGAAATGAAAAAAAAAAGCGTGCGAAATCAAAGCCAATCGAAAAAAGTGCAGATACAGAATATATAACATCAAATCTTTCACAGTTGGAATGTGAATGGTTTTCGAGACTTTGTCCTAATTTTACTGAAACGCGTCATATATATGAAAAAAAATCGAATTAATTAATGTAACTGGCAATTTTCTGGTATAACAACAAAACTATATCCCCAATAGTATTTGTGCCATAATTAACGTTGGATGATTTGTGATGTTTCCAATGAAATTCACTATAATGTATATTTTTGTATCCCGAATGGTCGATCACAACGCTAATGGTAGCTATCATAAACCATAAATTAGTTATAAACCAATTAGAGCCCGTTATTATTGGTGGTATTAAAAAGGATGGTAAATTAACCAGCATAAATTCGACAGGATGTGCGTATGCCGCCGCCAAAGCACATGTATTCGTCCATTCATGATGAACTTTGTGAATTTTTGAATATAGTATAAAATGCGACCAATAATGCATATAATAAAAAATAGATTCCCCTAATAATCCATTAACTCCCAATTTAATAATATCAATATACTCAATGGATTCAAATAAAATAGTGTTATTTCGCCATTTCCATACAGGAATTAACATATACATGATTGGTAAACTAAAACAAAATTGCAAATATAAAACATGATAAAACGTTTTTTTATACAACATCCAATCTATATTTGTATCAATTCGTTGGGATAAATCTCCGTAATAATCGCGTAAAAAGTAATATCCTGAAATGGACCAATATACAAAAAAAGAACATGCAAATGGAATGGTTACATATGTATTGATATCAGTCATATTATAAAAATAATAAGTGTTCTCTTTAATACAGTAAAAAACAATATTTACACTAGTTCCGACATCCGGCCCTCATCTAGCTCCACACTCTCTCGCATCGCGTACATACATATTTAATTCGGCGATAGTTTTTCGTTTGGTTTTATTGTATTGTTCGAGTATATTGTCTATTTTCTCTCTGTTATCGGGATTTTCGTATTTTTCTTTCAAAATGTTGGTCCAATCGAAGATAAAATGGTCGAAACGGAACTGATCTTCTCGTTCAAAATTCCATTTCCAGGTGTATGTCGTTTTTCCATTCTGTCGATTTCCGTACATAGTAAAGTACTGTGGGTCTCGTCGATGTAGGCATGTGAATTGATGTATGTATTCGTCTTCGTCTTCGTCTTCGTCTTCGTCTTCGTCTTCTCTCATAAACGCAAGCATGTATTTGCGTGTAGGTTCGTTTGGATATAGTGCACAAAATATATTGTCTTCGGGAAATTCGATATGGTATGCGTAAACCAAATCCATCATCGTATTTTCAGCACATTTGAGTCGATTTATGTATCCCCCGATAATGACACCAAGGGATTTCGACAATTGTTTCCACTTTCTTTCCATAATTGGTTGGTTCTGTTGATACTTTATCTATTACAATGAAAAGCCTTTCAATTTTACGACCGATACTTGGCAAATGTTTTCTCGAAAAAAACATATAAATACATTATTGGGTTGGTTATATAATATACATGTCAACAATCAAACACAAAACGCAGAATGGACTGTTAATGGATAATCTCATGGCTTTTTACAAGAACAAGGACCATTTGACTTACATGATGAATGTCATTGGAGGAGATACACATATTTCATTGCGAATCGTGGATTGGTTTGTTACAAATTACGCAAAGAAATATTATACGGTATACGATTTGACTGACGGTGATCGAACATCCCGTTTCAAGGTATACAACGATTACAAACTGAAGTTAAAGGCTTACTCAAAACGTAGATTTGACCCATTTTGTCGATGGGAACGCATACGAATTCCTTATGATAATGATAATTATATGGAGACCACCATCGGTCAATTGAATTTTTTCAAGTGGGCCATCGAACATAAAATAGTGGATTTTATTAAAGAGAATTACGATGATATTGAGCGTGACATGAATGACCGAAATAGTATTTCCAAGAAAAAACAGAGTTTAAATACACACGAAACGACAAATATTACCTTACAAAATGATAATGGAAAGACCCGTAAAAAGCGAGAGGAGTTGTCTATTTCGGCATGCAAATGCATCAAAAAGGAAAATGTGAAAATCGTTGTGTCGTTTCATGATTAGTATTGCACTCTATTTATTTGTACGATTATCCAATACATAAAGACTCGCGCCCAAAGTACCAACTTGTTGACAATGCGGGCATTTACAGAACCCTTTCCCTCCTCTATATGTTTCTTCACAATACGCGTGTAATGTTATATTGCAACAATAACATTTGACCAAATCAATGGATTCAACTGGGTCCCAGCAAACTAAGCATGTTTCTGTATTATTGCTCGATGTGTTATTTCCCATTATAATTGTAATATTATACCCACTATTGAATATGTAATATATTAGATCAATTTTATAATTTCGAATTATTACGTATTAAACATTTATAACATCTATAATTATAGATGTTATTACTTTTAAGAGGACACATTCGAAATAGTTTTGATAGCAAAGATTTGTATCTCTTTATCGAGCAGTTATATCGGATAGATTCCTCACTCAAAATATATATACATACATGGAACGTTCTTCAAACTAGTCTTAGTTGGAGAGATGTCGATATGAATATTACACCTGTATCAAAAGAAATGATACATGAATATTTCGGCCTGTTTTCAAATTTGATTCAACATATTATCATAGATGATGACACGAAGATTCAATTGCATGGTAAGAGTGATGGATGTGTAAGTTTAAGCAAAATGTCGTTACGTGGCTGGAAAAATTATTGGTATGGTAAATATGCACTTATTAAATATGTAAAGGATGTGAATGAATTCATCGATGATTCCATGGTGATCAATACGCGTTTCGATTTATTTTCGAATCCGAATTTTTGCGGAATAAGATACGATATACAACCAGTGATCGCTTTTATAAAAACCTATTTTCAGAGTAAACTTGTCAAGAATCAATTTATTTACGATTATCCTGAATGCAATATTGACAATATTTATATTGGTCCAATAAAGAAACAATATCTATTGATCTCGCAATTTCATTATTTACTTGATACTATTCTCAAGGTGTATGGTAATATATATAATCATGAAAAATATGTTTTTATGGTAAATTACGATTTGGATTCCAATCACTAAATTAGCCTCTATTCTTTTTCCCGCGTAAATATATAGAATGGAAAAATATCATCGTGCGTTTAATATATTTTTATTTTGCATTTTATTCGTTAAAATAGTGTATATTGGTTGTATGTTTGCGGGTGTATATATTAATCGTGGGTATAACAATGATTTGAAATTGCAATTAGAAACATGCAAGGAATATTTGCATGTTGTTTTTACCATGTCAATGGGGGTATTATTGATCTTATTATTTAGTAACCTTATTAACAAGGGTGAGGTATGTGTTGATGGTCACTTAAAAGTGTATTTATCAACTTTCGGTATTTTATCATTGTTAGAATTTATTCGCAAGTAAACTAATAATATTTGTGTTTTTTATTATAATCGGTTAGCATATAAGATGCTAACTGATTTTTATAAGTATGTTGTTTCTTTTTTTGAAAAAGGTGGGTCATCTGAAATTCACCCTGTAAAAGATACTGAAATTTTTGAACCTAGTCTAGAACCAATCAAGGAAGAGGAACCAATCAAAGAAGAGGAACCAATCAAAGAAGAGGAACCAATCAAAGAAGAGGAACCAATCAAAGAAGAGGAACCAATCAAAGAAGAGGAACCAATCAAAGAAGAGGAACTTACCAAAGAAGAGGTCGAAGAAGAGGAAAAACGTGCCGAGAATGAATTAGAACATTGTTTTCTTACATTTTTTTAATTCGTCCAGATCTCATCGATTAACCCGTATTGAATACACTTTTCCTTATCCCACCAAAGGTCATGTTTCAATACATCAGCTAATTCTTTCTTTGGGATTGATGCATTTTCCTTATAAATATCTTTAATACGATTCATGATAGATTGTAGATTTTTAAATTCATCTTCAATCTCAGCCATTTTTCCCCAACAGCCAGATGATAGTTGATGGATTAACATATAAGCATTTGGGCGCATGAATCTCTTTTTGCCAACAACACTCATAAGTGTACCGGCAGAAGCGGTTGCGCCTTCGATAATTGTGTGGACCGGAACCTTGCTATTCTGAATGACATCAATCGCGGTCATTGCATCAAACACAGACCCACCGAAAGAATTGATGTGAAGATAAATGGGAATATCGGTAGTGGAATAACGATGATTCATTAAAATACATGCTTCTTCTGCTGCGCGCAAATGATTGATTACTTGGAAAATAGATCCACGATTCACTTCAGCGTGAAAATATACGTGATTGTTCTCGCGGGAAATTTGCTGATTCTCCTTGTTGTCTCCATTCGTAAATCCGCTATCTTCGTCGTCATCGGACTCGTCGGAGTCGTTCTTCTTGACTGCGCGTTGCTTTTTTGGACCATTATCGTACTTATACATAAATCGACTCATGTATAAATATATAGGCTTCATTATTTAAATTGATTTCATAACAATGTTATATTTTGCGAATTCTGTTATTTTGGCACAGGAAAAGGGCGCTGGTTTTGCAATGGCTTTAGTGGTTCTGGTAAAATAAGGGGTACGTGGCGATCAATAATAGATGCCGAGTCCAATATTTTCAAATCCGCTTTAAAGCTATGTTGTGGGTGGATAAAATTGTTTGACCCAATGCCAAATAAAAAGGATTCAATATTGGTCGGGTTTTCAGAAAGGGTGCTATCGGGCATATGACCTTGAATCAATCCAGAGCCGGCTAAATATGTATGGGCGGCATACATTTTTTCTGGATTGGTTGTATAATCAGAAATAGTAATATTTTCACGTACTTGTGCCTTGTAATTACCTGTGGTATTTTTATTACGTGTGGAAGACATTGAGTATAGTATATGTATATATAAATAAAAACCAAGGTATTGGGCTTGTCGAGATTTCCCACCTCAATTTAATCGATTTGCTCCTTTATCCGTAGGTAATTTACATTCATCTCGTTAAAAGACTCCTTTTGTTGAAAATAGGATTGAATGCATTTATGAAAGGATTGTAAATAATCATAAGAAAAGAGCACGGCTAGTCCAATCGTTTTGTCTAAAGAGAACATGTGTGATGCTGCTTTTTCGTATAAATGCATGAAAAGAGGATGTTTGCTAGTATTTTCATAAACATAATCCATGGCTCTTCTAGCAGCCAATTCGTCGTAGTCATTTTCGTCACGAGTGATGTCATCAATACTATCATCACTGTCTTCCGATGGAATCATGCAAAAAATACAGCGAAGACATTCGCGATATTCAACATCATTATTGTAAGATACGTCTAAAGTAATTTCGTAGGGTGTTTCCATTATAATACTTCACGATTTGACGTTTATATTGTTTTGGATTAGGAAGACAAAACAATATCTTGGAATCTCGTGGGAAAAGATTGTGAGAAGGTTATATTCACACAATCGCGCATCTACTTTTTTGAATCTAATTCCCATTTCTATTTCTATTTTTCCAAGATTAAAATTAGACAATTACATAGAACCAGAAGTACTCTTTTTCTTATAATAATCGACATTGGATTCGCGTGTCGATGAACCACCACGAGGAGCGTTCAATGCGGCCTCTTGGACGGGTTTCTTTTGCATCTCGGCATTAAATTCGTCACTTTCAGGGTGTAATTCGTATTTTGAGAAAGTATCCAAGGAAGGAGTTGCACTTTTCTTGTCCTTCATGGAATCTCCTTGAAGCATCTGTGATTCTAGTGTGGGATCGACAGATCCGCGACCCAAGAATGGCACTGTTGCGAATTGACGTTGCATCAAGCTTAATCTAGAAAGATTTCTCCCCTGTGTGCTGTCAACCAATAAAGCACTTTCATCTTGGACGTGTCCTCCACCAACACCAGCGCCGCGAACACCAACCGGAACCATACCGGGGTGATCTAGAGCGAAATTGACCTGTGACTGTTGGTTAGAATAATCATTGGCAAAAGGATTTCCGGCGGCAAGTCCAAGATAATTAGCACTTTGTATTTCGTCCTGTGTTTTAGACGGGTCATCATTTCCAATGCGATCGGAAGCGAAAAATGTGTACGACATAGATTTAACCATTTCTTATACTATGTGTATATATATTTACTTGTATTTTCGAATGTAATTCATTCGAAAATATATTCAAGGATGTAAAACGGACAATTAACTATTTGCATTGATCCACTGAGGACTATTTTTACCAAGAGCAAACATATTACCTTCTTTTGCAGATATCATATCTCCGTAACAAAATTGTGCGAAAGCACCTTGGTCGTTTGGAATGGTCGTATTTGCGTTTGAGTAAAAGGGCTGAAGAGATTGTTCGAAATCAAGTTCATCGCCTAAATCTCCGAAGAGTTTATCCGCAATATCCGGTTGTCCTGGATTTTGTTCGACAACCATTTTCTTGGCATTCTCTAAAATGGTATCCGACCCTTCTTCCGTAAAAGCTGGTGGTGCCGGTTTTTTATGAACGTCATATCGATAGTCAGGAACAAGGACATTTGATAAAGGGTTTTCCGAAGTGGGTTTATCAAACGTTTTACTAAATTCTGCGGGTGTCATATTGAAATTTTGTTCCCCGCTCATTACATTCATCGGTATGTGGGGACCCATCGCCGGTAATGATGGGTCGGGTGTCATATATCCCCCACCTAAACCTTCCTGCTTTCTATAAGCAAAATGCAAAAGAAATATAGCTAGTACGCTGATAGAACCAATAGCCATAATTCGCATATTTTTCGTATAAAGGAATGCAAATAACGTCATTACAACGACGAGACGAGTAATCGCATTTAATTTTTGAGTAAATGTCATCCCTTCTACGGGAAAAAATTCCAAGACGTATTTTTGATTCAATAAAATATTGGGGTCATTCGTCCAAAAAGGAATCATTTTCTTTGATTTTTTTTTCAAACGTGACAAATCTGGCAATTTTGCGGGAGTTTCATCGTTATGAAACGCAGGAAGCGAGCCTTCACAAGTGTCTTGCTGACATTTCGTTTCTCCGGGTTGTTTGAACGGTTTTTCTATAAACGGATCACCTTGAGGATATAAACATGAGGATCCCGATTGTTCTAAATGGGTAACAGATGATTGGACCATATATATATTCTTTCTTATAAAAATTGTATAGGAAAGAACTAAATAAAGGGAACCAAGGGTATAAAAACCCCCTTTCTCATTTTCCCTTTTACACCGATGAAGATTTACATCTTCAAATGTGTAAATCGTTGAAGATGTAAAGCATCGATTAATCAAGATTGCGTCTGCTTTGGGATGTTCGATGTAATCGAAATTGATCCTTGGACTCGGTTGTGAATCGCTGTTTGGCGGATACCTTATCTTGATCAGCATATCGACCAACTATGACTCTGTTCGTATTACCATTACAACTTATGTTACTCATGTCAGTTTCGGTCTCATGTGAATGAGTACTAGAACCTAGCGCAGCACTCATCGCGTGACTACTATTATTGAGTGAATGAGAGCTATTACTAAGCGCGTCATCATCCCCGTAAAGACGAGAATCATAATTTACTTTGCCTTTTCTCATCGCTTCCGCTATCATATCAGCTCCAATATTACTTGCTTGTAATTCTCCTTCTAATTTAACACTCTTTTTTTCAAAATCCATACTATATATAACAACAAATATTTAGTTGTATGTGATATTACTATCCGTATGCGAAGCTGTATTCGAAAATATGAGATTCTTACCAATTAATGGTTTAATCCTTAAACGATTTAAGGATATTCATGCTAATATGAATGTAATGGGTCAAGAAATCATAATGTTATTTATTTTTATATTAATGATAACATGTACGTGTTTTATATTAATGGAGTGTGAATTCTGCATATGTCATGAAAGTGAAACACATCCTATGTCTGAAAGTGAAACACCTCCTATGTCTGAAACGGAAGAACTATGAGTTTTTGTGTTTGGTAATACACCAAACGCAAAATTAAATTTAGAACAAAAACGAACACCATGTTGTAAAGGGAACCCTAAGTTCCCTTTATTTGAAAAGTCTCACATTTATCCGTTTGAGGTACAATTTGCAAAACGCATTTTGATTTTTTCCCCACCACAGGTTCAGTGCACCCATCTTCTATTTTCGTCTTTGTTTTCACTTGACCCGTACAACGTGCCCGAAAATGTTCGTATCGTTCACGAACATCTTGAAAGGAAAGGCCCGATTTTTTCCCTAACATTTTATTCACAACTTCATGTAACTTATACATATATTTCGAAAAAGTGTCACGACTCTTCATGTGACTCCATAATAAGGGCAATTTCTTAAAATTTTTCTTCAAATTTGTCCTACATTTTCCACAAGGTAAAACATTCTCTAAACTGAGGACAAAATCGCGATATTCTCTTTTCTCATCACACGACGGGTGTATAGGATAATTGAAACTAATGGTGTGGAGAAAATGCCATGCACCTGGACCCCAAACACTTGTTACCATACCGTCATTTGATTCGTAATGTTTCCGTGTATATATACGTTTCTTTTTACTTGATGTGGAACGTTTTTTCCTTTTGGTGTGTGAAGATTTTCCCATATTTGAATTCAGATATACTATTTAGACAAAATAACCCATTCGAACGGAATCATTGTGTCAGGTATTCGATTATTTAATATCCAGATTCCATATATAATGGCGTCTATTATCGACATACTGAGTGAAAAATACATAGAACCAAATAAAACCTATTTATTAGCATTTCTTATGCTAATTATCTTTGGAGTGGCTGGATATTATGCATACAAATGGTTCGGACAACCGGTCATTGAAAACCAAACCACACAGGACATGGCAAATTACAATGGGCGAAAAAGTGAATCAAAGGTGTTGTTTTTCACCGCCGATTGGTGTCCGTATTGCAAACGCGCCAAACCCGAATGGAATGATTTTGTGAAAACGTATCATGGAAAGGATGTGGGTAATTATGTCATCCAGACGCAAGAGGTTGATTGTACGGAGGGAGATTCCCCTCTTATCCAAGAATATGGTATCGATGGCTACCCCACTGTGTTATTGATAAAGGATGAGAACCAACGTGTAAATTATGACGCCAAGGTGACTAAATCAAATCTGTCAGATTTCGTGGAAAAAGTATTACAATAATTCTGATTTGCTACAATCCGTCCATTTTTCAATATGATTTTTGGCTAAAACGCGTCCCATTTCCGCCCATTCGGCTCGACATGTTTCTGATTTACAAAATTCGAATATTTCACCAATATTAATAGATGGCGAATCGATCTTGATTTCATATGGAATGATCGAACAATCCTCTCGTTGTATTCGATAACTTACTTGACCGAAAAGGATGCCAATATATTCCAATAAATTGGAACTGGTTTTCATTTTTTCCGGTTCATCTGTAATTTTGTATATCCCCAAAATTTCTTCATGAGGATATAGATCAAGACATTTTTCAACGGGATAATTTAGGAATACACCTCCATCAATATAAAATTCACCGTCTTTTTCAAAAGGTTTGAAAAATATAGGAATACAACCAGAAGCATACGCCGCTTCCAATAACGTCCAATTAGGATGTGTTTTATGTGATAAATCTACAGCGTCGAATGCATTTACAGAAGTTGTATAAATATGAAAATCAATATTGGTTTTTTCATAGAATTCTAGCAAGGTAATATCTTCTGATATATCCATTCCTTTAAACAAGGGTCGAAATAGTTGTTTAAAGGTGGATATATCATAAAATCCATTCGTATTAAAGGAATTCAAAATCGAATATATATCATAGTGAAATAAATGATGCCAAGGACGCTTTATAATGTAATCGTCTAGTTCTTTCCATTCATACTGTAAAAAAATCATAATACAAATAACGACACCCATCGAAGTCGCATGACACGACTGTAAATCATTCACCGACCATAATCCTTGTTTTTGTGTTTCCTGCAATGAACCATAAGCCTTTAGTCCGTAAGTACCTCCACCTGCAACAACTAAGTGTTTGATTGTAATTTTATGGACCGGTTCTTCCGAATCGACCTCATTGTCCTCATTTTCAGCCTTTTTTTCATTATCTTGGACGTCCATATAACAAACATATAAACATAGTGTTTATATGTTTTCCTTTTTTTTCATTATATAATGCAAATACATGTCTTGCTTTTTATACACAACCGACGATGACAATATACAAAACATAAATATTGATGAACTGTATGATAAACAGCAACAGCGAGATTTACGTCAAGTTTCCATATTTAACAAAATATTGAATCGCATTCATCACCGTATCAAAATTACCTCTCGAAACAAAAAACACGATAAACATATATGGTTCACCATCCCGGAATATATATTTGGAGAGCCGGTTTATAACAAGGCTGATTGTATCGCCTATGTTATTGCCAAATTAGAGAGTAATAAATTTCATATTCGATATATTCATCCAAACACGCTGTTTGTATCTTGGGAAAATTGGGTTCCGTCTTATGTACGGTCTGAATTTAAGAAAAAAACGGGAATGATCTTGAATGAAATAGGTCAAGTGGTTGAAAAAGCCGACGACGTTGAAAATGTCAATGAAGATCCTAACTCTCGTTTATTAAATACCGGAGGTCCACCCGCCCAAAAACCGAAAAAGGAGTATAATGATGTAAATGAATACAAACCCACCGGTCAATTCATTTACCGTCCTGAATTTTTTGACAAGATTGAGAAGAAGATCACATAAATATTACGTTAACATTACATATTTGACTAATTAATTGGATGCGATAAATTAAAACATTGCGTAATATCACA